GCTAAAAAGCTGCACAAAGACTTTATGAATGTGCTGTTACAGTCAAACGCCCACGTTATCCCGTGCATTCGTGCCCGTGAGAAAGGGCGCGAGAAAATGGTCGACGGCAAGAAAGTTTTTGAAATGGACGGCGTACCGTCGCCAATTCAGGAGCGTAATTTTATGTTTGAAATGACCGCCTCCCTGATGATGTGGAACGAGGGGAAAACTCAGTCGGTGCTGAAATGCCCCGATGAGCTGCGCCCGCACCTCGGCCGGACCGAGGGATATATCACCAGCGCGGACGGCTTCGCGATCCGTCAGTGGCTGGCAGAAGGTGGCGAGATCGACCAGAGACGCGAGCGCCTGCGTAACGCCCTGCGTAACGAGACCGCTCTCGGCGAGGCGCATTTCGTGGAGTGTTGGGATAAGCTGAAACCAGCGCAACAGAAGGCCGTCGGCAAGGAATTTTATGAGACCATGCTCTCGGCCGCGAAAGAGTTCGATCAGGTTGCTGACCACCAGCGCCAGGCGGACGACGGCGGCGACGAAAGCGCCGACGCTATTAACAATTTAATCACTGAGGATTGATCATCATGGGGGAGCGGGATTACTTCACCGCTCCCGAGCTGGCTCGGGAGCTGGACATACACAAGATCACTTTGCAGCGCTGGCGCGATGCAAATACCGGCCCGGACTTCTATCGCGTAGGCGGTCGTGTCCGTTACAAAAAATTAGCTGTCGCAACGTGGCAAAAAGCCCAGGAGCAAAACAAATGACTCAACATGTCAACCGTAAAATTTTCACCCCGTGGCCCGAGGTTACTCCGGCTGTTAAGCAGGAGATCGCGGCGGTGCTCAAAAAGCATGGCCTCGAGGTTTACCTCCCGGCCGGGTTCAACGTGTCGCCGGGCGTCCTGTCTCTCGAGGATGATCCGGAATTCGCAAAAATGGAAGCTAAAGCTAAAGGCTTTACCGACGGCTCACCAGTACAGGGTAAACAGTCATGAGTTCACGCGGCGTCAACAAAGTTATTCTGGTCGGCAATCTCGGTCAGGATCCCGAGGTCCGTTACATGCCAAACGGCGGAGCCGTGGCAAACATTACCCTCGCCACCTCGGAGAGCTGGCGGGATAAATCGAATGGTAAATTCACTCCCCGAAACGACAGAACGTTTACCACAGGAGAGTAAAACATGATCGGAAAGCTGTTAAACCCGGAAGGCGCGGAGCTGACCCTCGCCGATTGGCTGATAAAGCTCGAGAACATCGAGCCCGGCATTTATACCGACATCCCGAACGACGCTTATCACGCCGGACCGGGTATCAGCAAAACAGGTCTCGACCTTTTCCATCGGTCGCCGTTCCATCTGCACGCCATTAAGTCGGGCATGTTCCCGAAACCAGAAACAAAAAGCCAGTATATCGGCCGCGCTTTTCATGCCTGCGTTTTAGAGCCGGACGTTTTCGCTAAAGAGTATTGCTTACCGCTGCGCCGTCAGGACGTGGAAATCGACGGCCTGAAAGTGCTCGAGAGCCGCGAGGAGATCGTCGCGCTGGTCCAGGCTCAGAACGAGGAGAACGCCGCGCCATATGCTGACGCCGTTCGGGGCGTTGAGCCGCTGGTCGAAATGGTGCAGATCCTGAATAAATCGCGTAAACCGAAACTGTCCGGCACGGGCAATAAAGCGGAGCTGGTGGCGCGCATCATGGCCGAGATTGCCGGAGACGACGACGCCGCAAACGCCGCCGCTGTTGACTCGCTTAACGCGATGAAAGGGCCGGAGCTGAAAGCGCAAATCGACAAGCTGAACGAGACCCGCGAGGGCCTGCTCCCTACCGGTGGATCCGCTGCGGCGCTGGCTCAGGTGCTGCGCGATAACGGCGTTAACCCGGTGATCTGGTCCGAGGTATGCGCCGCTCACCTCGAGAAAACCGGCTTCACCCTGCAATGCGGCGAGAACAATACCCGCGCCGAGTGCATCGCCTGGCTGAAAGCGCACGGGAAAAAGGTCGCGCTATGGTCTGACGTTTACGCGGTTTGGGCCGAGAACAACAAAGGCCGGATCATCCTCCAGCCGGAGGAGTGGGAAAAGCTCCAGTTTATGCGCCGGTCACTCGAGAACCACGACGCCGCGCGCAAGCTGCTTTTCTCGCCGAAACGTGAAGGACAGGCCGAGCTGTCGATCTACTGGCACGATCCGGAGACGGGGATCCTGCTTCGCTGTCGCGTCGATTGGGGCCAGCAGCGCGAATACCTGCTCCCGGTCGACCTGAAAACGGCCGATGATGCCAGCCCGGACGGTTTCCTCCGTCACGTCGCTAACTATCGCTATGACGTCGCCGAACAAATGTATCTGGCGGGCGTTGAGGCCGCGACCGGCGTCCGCCCTCCGGCCATGCCGTTTGTCGTCGTCGAAAATAAGCCGCCTTACGCGGTGGCCGTCTACACCTGCGGGCCTAACTTCCGGGCGACCGGCTCCGCTCAATTCCGCGCCGACGTGAACCGTTACGCCGAGTGCCTCGAGTCTGGAATCTGGCCCGGCTATCCGGAGACGGTGCAGTCAATCGACGCCCCGGCCTGGCACGTACAACGCAACGCACATTTAATCGATCAACAGGAGCAAAACTAACATGCAAATTTTACAAATCGTACCAGCTCAACGCGAATCCGCCCGCCTCGTAATCGGCCTGTCTGGTCTGTCCGGAGAGGGTAAAACCTACTCGGCGATCATGCTGGCTTATGGCCTTGCCGGTTATGACGCATCAAAGGTCGGCTTTATTGATAC